TCAAGTTCATCAAAAGTTTGATTTAAAAAATATGATAAATCCTGTTTCATTTGCTGACGTGATTAGGTTGTGATTCTAATTTAGCTGTGTCTGCATCGAATGATCCTCCGATGAGTAGGCCTGCTATTAGCATGGCTAAGAAGAGTAGTGCTTTTTTCATTTGCTTATTGATTTAATTTTAGCAAATGTACTACTATATTTTAGAAAAGCAAAAGAAACCTTACTAATCTTAGCAAAGTTATTAACAAATAATTGTTAGCTTAGAAAAATAGAGTGAAGATAATCCCTCCGATAAACGAGATGGGAATACCTATAAGCGCTGTGCTGCGCCAAGATTCTTTGCGTGCAGCTTCTTTGTGTAACTCTTCCTGAGATTTAACTAACTGCTGTGAAGTCTTTTCGTTGGTGATGGCCCATGCATCTATAGACTTTTGCTGATCCTTAATGACAATGGCTGAAATGCTATCCGATTTAGATAGCGTAATGAACTGAGTCTTAAAATAATCTCGCTCAGCCTTGAGCTTAAGCAGGCTTCTTACTTGCTCACTCGTTAAGCTGACCAGGGTATCTCTCTTCGGTAAGGCTTGAGAGTAGATTGTGCATGGCTCTCCTAAGCCCATGCTTATCAAGAGAATCAATAGCGCTAATGTTTGCTTCATAAATTGCTGTATTACGTTCTAATTGCTCGTTAAGTTCCTTAATCTGAAGCATGCGCTGTACGTTAGTAGCCTCTAAAGAATCTATTACGTGAGTTGCTCTCTCTGCTCTGCGCTCATATCCCTCTAAAGCTTTCTTGCTATCCTTAATAGATATGTACATCATCTGCATAACAGCGCAGATGGTTACTGCTACCACTATAACTGTTGCTCCTTTAATTTGATTCTTGGCTTGTTGAGTCATTAGATTTCTTTTTATTTGCAAAGATAGATTCTATAACTGTTAATCCTAATCCTCCACCTGCTAAAATAAGCAAGCCATCAAACATGTATTCAGGAGTCTTGTATTCTGTGAATGTGCCGATATAACTTAAGTTGATGCATACAAGTAAAGCTAATATAGATGCCACTCGCTTAGAGCTCGCATCTGATTCATTACTAAATATGCTCTTAAGCCATTTCATTTATTTTGTCTTAACTCATCATTAAGCTTCTCTAAGCGCTCTATCAATCTCTGCTTTTCGGCACGATCAGTCTGCCAATATTTGAATATCATGTAGCCCATGCCTATGCAGATTACACCTAATGCACCATACTGTATTAATTCTTTCGCGTAGTCTTGCATTATCTTCTCTTCTTATTCATCTTATAGATAGTGAAGATAGATGCAACTGCTGATAGTAATAGACAAAATATCTTTAATGCAAATTCAACATCTAACATCCATGCTGGTACTGATAACAAGATGCTGCTAATAGTACCGGTTACTCCTTCGGCTATTTGTTGTTGATGGTTACTCATATCTCTTTTATAAGAGTGTAAGTAAATGCCTTTTTATTCGATTTAATGCATGCCTGAATAAGCTCTTTATATTGCTTAGGGATATTCAGCACTTGACAGCCTGCGCTCCACTTGTCAATGTTGCGTGACTCAGTAGATTCGTTAGCGCGATGGATGTTAATTCCAAATAAGCCAGTATCTTCTTTGCCTTGTTCTTCAGCTATGCTATCTTTATCATCATCTCTGAATACAGTTACTCTTTTAGACTGAACTAAAGCGCTGTATTTGCCCTGATGCAGCCCTATTGTGTAAGTGTCTACGTATTGCCCTGGCTTTAAAACTGCTGTACCTAACTTATTCATGGGATTATTAAGCCAAAAAGTACCTGGATTAGTAGTACCAGTGTACCACTTGACTTCATTACCCTGCACCAAGCCTATTAGATCATCAAATTTATTAGGCTCATTCGCTTTGCTGCGAATTCCTACGATGTGAAATGTAGGCCATTTGTAGCCAAGCTCTGTGAATTGAGCTTTAAGCTCTTCTACTGTTGGTGCTTTCATTTTTTCTTAGTTCTTTGTCGCGTTTAGATAAGTAGACTTTAAGCTTTCGCTCATAGTCTTTACGTGTTTTTTCTTCCTTTGTCATGTATCTTAGTTAGTGAAATCTCTCACGTTGAATCGGCTCCAAGCGCTATCGTAATTTCTTCCCTCACTAAAAGCTACAGTGCTCTGCCTGTTTACTTTGCGCAATGGATGAATATCAGGGAAGTTATTAGAGCTGTATTCAGGATAGCTGCTGCTATTGTCGCACAAGTAATCTACTAAGCGCTGAGTGTACCACTGAGCATTCTCGCGTGCCTTCTCTACTAAGCTATCCATCTCACCTTTAGTGATGGCTGTAGTGTTTTCAGATTGGCGAGTAACTAAGTTACCATTGTCGTGCTTATACATTAAGAATGGATAAAGCTCCACCATGGTCCACCATGCAGTAGGCTTAACAATGTACTCATTAAGTAAAGTCTCATAGACTCCACTCAAAGTGCCATTCTCTATCTCTGTTTTAATCTTGTTCGTTAAATCAGTTCCAAGATAAAGAGTCATGTACTTATCCTGTGCCAAGTACATTGCAGGTCTAATTAAGTTAGTATCTACAGCCTCATTTAACTGAGTGTACTTCTTAAGAAATTCCTCATTGATAAATAATATTTCGGGTGCTATTGCCATGTTCTTTTAGTTTAATTTGTTCCTGGGTATCTGCCATTATTCGGTAAGTCATACGTGCGAGTGTTAGCTGTAGCGAAGTCTTTAGCTATATCTTTCAAAGGCATTCCTGCACGAATAGCTTTAGCTACTGAGATAGGATTAGATGAATCTAAGCCATTGTCTGCAATGAATCTTCCTTTCTCTCTCTTGCGAAAATAAACTCTACGCTCCCAGTAGTGTTTGCAATTGACCGAGCCCTTCCACAACCATACGCTATAGGTAGAGCCATTGTGGCCCATCTTAGGATTAAGGTCATTTGTATCTGCACTCATTGCAGTTAAATCTTCATAGCGGTATACAATTCCAGCCTTAGCTGCGCTTACCATTTGACGGCAAAACTTGCGGCTGTTTTTACTTAGATTCTTTGAGTAAGAATAACGAATCTTATACAATCCGCTATCCATTTCAGATGGCTTATCAGGATCTGCATAGCTTCTAACTGAAGCCAAGTTAACAGGCTCAGCTTCTATAAGCTCCCACTCTTCCTCATCTACTATCTCGCCTTTATCTTCCAAGAATTCACACCACCAATTCTCATCATCTTCGGTGAAGATTGGAGGCTTCTCTTGTGGATCTAAATTAATCTTTTTTTTTTGAGCGCTTAGTTTAGCCACTGCGCTTCCCTGCGAAGGCTCAAACATTGCCGTAGCTACGTCTATTGGAAGTTGTAGGAACTGAACTAAGAATACAATAGCTTGCTCCTTAGTTAATGCTCCTGTTTGCACAGCCGCTACAATCTCAAGTGCGCTTGCTATCTGAGCACCATTGTAAGTTACATCACTTACTGATGCTCCTGCTGGTGCTACCGGTGCAGCTACGTTAGTGTCAGTTGTTGCATTATCTGCAACAGTTGTAGGTGCTATTTGTGGCGCTGCCTCAGCTGCATCAGCGAATATATCATTAGACTCAATGTATAAATCAGCAACAATGCCCATGCCTTTAAATATCTCTTCAAGTGAATCAGTTATAATCTTTTGATATGGCTCAATGATGTTTCTATTGAAGATGCGATAAGCGCTCTTCATTTCATCTGCATTGCTTCCTAATCCACCTGCATCACGAATACCAAATAACAAAGGTGAAGTTACGCGGTGAGCTGCTAAGATGTTCTCTCTTGACTGCACGCTAAGCTCTTGCCATTGCTTATCAGCATCAGTCATAGGCACTAAATCTAAACGCGGTGCTCTATCAGCTGATTCGTTGAAAGTGAATACTACCTTACCTGCTTTCTTAGCACCCATCATTGTCTCCCAATTTCTGCGGATAGCCATCTGCTCTTCGGGATCAGGAATACCATTGTTCATGTGAAGGAAGTAGCTCGGTGCCATTCCATTCGTTAAGAATGCTCTGTAAAATTCGCTAATGTCGCGAGTAATTTCAATGTAGTTAATAGCACTGTAATAATCAGGCTTCGGATAGTAAGCGCTGCCTGGTGTCATTACTCCAATAAACAACACTTGCGAAGGCTCATCTGCTTTCGTTGTTGGATTGTACATCGGGATAAACGTAGGAATGTTTTTCTTCTTGCGAGTGTCGCTCCAATCTTTAGAGTAATAAATGCCCGGTATAATATCCTCATCATTAGCCACAGCTAATCTACAATTCTCATAAGGCAAGTGATTAATCTTAGCAATGGTGCTTCTATCTACGCTCCAAATTACTTCTAAGTAGTAGCCGCCTTGCATCTTTGCATCTAAGGCTATCGGCCTGCGAATGGTATTTAATTTAAGTCTATCTATCTCACGTTGAGCAGCAGGATTGTTACTCTTAATTTCCTTCCCTGCTATCATAAATGAAATGCTCATTGTCAATGCAGAGTGCACAGGTGAAGCATAGTATAAATCAATGAGATAATTGCTAAACAAATTCGCCTCGCCAAGTGTTACCCATCCTTTAGGTGTTTCTTTCTCGGTAGCTTCCTGAGGCATTGCTGCTCCAAGATTCACTAACATTGGTACTGATGGCTGTGCTATATTATCCATTGTAAGTAATATCGTTATCAATTGTTAAATTCGGCTCAGTATAGCGAGGAGTAGTTACATCTTCTACT